ATGGAGAGAGATCATGATGAGGCAAAAAAAAATGCTCAAAAGCTAATAAAAGTATTAGCTGATCTAATTCAATCCCTATCCGATGAAATCTAATAAAGAGTACGGCAAAAGACTAAGACTTTCCCCTGAAGAAGTTGACTATATATTACAAAAGAGAGCAACTAATTTAGACAATATAAACAATAACACAGCTTTAGATGTGCATTGCGAAGAGCGTGGTATAGATAAAAAAGATATAGTTAGCGTAAAACACTGGCAAAGCGGCAGTGGAGACTACAGATTTTCTATTGTAACTAAAGAAAATTTGGGGCTAGATGAAGAACAAATATTTGGTAAGGTAAATGATTTTATTTCTAACTACTCTCCTGATTACATTCCTCTTAAAAATTTCAGAGAACGCAAAGGTGGTCACTTGCTAGTTGTTAATCCTTCTGACATCCATATAGGAAAGTATGCTAATGAGAAGGAAACAAATCAAGAGTATAACAATGATATTGCCGTAGCAAGGGTTATAGAGGGTGTTAAAGGTCTTATTGACAAGGCTAAGGGATTTGATATAGATAGGGTGTTGTTTTGCATAGGAAACGATGTGCTCCATATCGACAATGTTTATTCAACCACCACCAAAGGGACTTATCAGGATACAGATGGTAAGTGGTGGGAGCATTATGAGATTGCTTTGATGTTATATGTCAAGTGCGTTGAGATGCTTAGAAAGATTGCTCCCGTAGACGTTCTTCACAGTATGAGTAACCATGACTACCAATCTGGATACCATCTAGCTCATACATTAAGAAGTTGGTTTAGAAAAGCTACTGATGTCACTTTTGACATTAGTGTTGCACATCGTAAATACTATCAATATGGTAGCAATTTAATTGGCTTGGAGCATGGGGATGGTGCTAAGATGGTAAACTTACCCTTGTTGATGGCACAAGAGCAGCCTTTACTCTGGTCGAAAACTACACATAGATATTTTTACTTACACCACATACACCATAAGGTAAAGCATAAGTGGTTAGACGCAAAAGATTATATTGGTGTAACTGTAGAGTACATGAGAAGCCCATCATCATCTGATAGTTGGCATTCTCGAAAAGGTTTTACTGGAGCACCTTTAGCCTGTGAAGGATTCATTCATAGTAGATTAACAGGGCAGGTTGCTCGCTTAACACATTATTTTTAATGGTAATAATCTGGCCTAGTTAAATGAAAACTTATTTAATAAAATATACTTTAAGAGATGGTAAGCAAGAAAGCGTTACTATAGAGACTAACGATCTATTTAATTCTTTGTTTCAGTATGAAAGAAACAGAGACGTTCAAAGCTGGGATCTAATACAATTAATTCCAGAATAAAACCTTAGAATTTTTTTTAATTTTTACAAGCTCCTCACATTTTTCGTACTCTTCAGTATAAACAAAATGATCTATTAGTATATCATATATAGGATGATTATTATCTAATATAGGCTCGTCAGGATTATGTACAAAGTAAACATCATCGTCTGTTTTAAAAAAGTCTTCTAACTTTTTCTTTCCAGTTACCAAGAGGTATGAGTTATTCATGGACTCGTCTTCGTCAAACATCATCTTTTTTGTATAGGTCTTCTAGGTTTTCTAGGACGTTTTTTCCCTGGATTTGCAGTTTTCCATTTTCTTGTATTTCTAGAATAATCATTGTAGTTTTTTAAATCTCTTTTGTATTTCTTTAGTTCTTGATTGTAAATTACTCTGTTGTATTTTGCTCTGTTATTCTTTTTTAATTTTTTTAACTCGTCCTTTGAGTAAGTTTTTTCAGGCTTTCTTTTTAAATCTTTATAGATATCTGCTAATAAAACTTTTCTAACATCTCTATATAAAGGGATAAATCCAGTGTTTCCTAAAAATTCTACTGGTAATCTTTCATTAATCTCTCTACCTTGTCTTTTTCGTGCTTCAGATGTTTTTCTTTGAGGCTCAGTAAGTTTTTTTACACCAAAAGCTAAAGATTTTACTGGTGGAGAATAAGGCCCTAAAAAGTTAGGGGCTAACTTACCTACGTCTGTACCTCTTCCAGACTTATAATCTTGACCTGTTCTAACTAAAGGAATAATATTATACTGTATAGCATCTCTATACTGGTCGTAGTCCCCATCTCTCAGTGCATCTCCAAACTCTGCGTTAAGCAATTCAATATTGTAATTCTGTATTGTTTTAAAAGCGTTACCAAAGTTTCTTCCTAAAAGTAAAGAACTAAAAGTTGTTGCAAGTGCCTGCCCAACTTGCTGGTCTAAATCTTTTTCTTCGTCTTCGCTCTCAACACCAAAAGCTTCCAGCATTAATTCTCCTGCAACCTTTATTCCTAATGAGTAAGCTGTCATTCTCAATGTAACAGCAGCCAACAGCTTAGCTCCTTCTGATCTTGATATACTGCTATCACCATAAGTAAATGTGTTTTGCATTAATCCTGCCATACCAACAACTGATGTATCAAACTCTTGCTTTAAGAAAGTAGTCATAAAGTTATTAAAGTTTACCCAAATTTCTTCTATTCCCTTAGCGTCTTTACCTTGTAGTCTGGACATAAATGGATTGTCTGTAGCTCCAATCAAAGTAACAAACTCGTCAGCTTCTTTCATAGCAGTGTCTAAAGCTTCTTTGTTTTCTGTTATGTAAGCCTCATCATTAGCAGCAATTTTATTATAGTCAATATCTTTACCTGTTATCTCTTTAAATCTATCAGATAACTTACCTAATAAGAAAGGCTTCATCACCATCTTGTCAGGACTACTTATTAAGGTGTCCGCTATAAGAGCTGTAAAGTTTTGTAACTTTTTACCAGTAGCATCCCAAACCCCCATTACCTTTTCTTTAGCAGCACTTACGAATCTTTCTCCTTTATATGATTTTTTATTTAACAATTCCAAATCAACTTTAGATGACATTAAGTTTGTTCCTGTTACCCTTGTTATTGTTTTACTATTTAAGTTGGTTAGTACATCTATTAGCTCTTCAGTAGACAGTCTATTTTTTTTAGATCTTCCTGAAGCAAAAGTTTTTGGATGAACCATCGCAAACATCATGTTTGACATATACTCAACCGCAGCTCTATAAGAACTCACAAGCATTGTTCTATAGCCAAGCTTTTGTAGTCCAGACTGAACCATTTGCATAAAACTATTTTCTACAAAATTACTTCCCAAGACATTTTGTACAGACTGGCTAATTGCTTGGTCAAGAGAATCTAAAAACATTTGAACTTCTGCTGGTGGACTTCCATTGTAGTCTTTAATAAGAGTATCTTTTAGTGCTTTAAATGTTTGCTTAGCCTTTCTAACTGGCGTAGTCATAAAGTAATCTAAATTGGTAAACTTAGATCCTCGCTCTGATGCATTTATTGCACTGGTATAAATAGGACTAACTAATCCAGTTCTTTCAATACCAGATTTAGACTTTGTTGATGGCCGTCTGTTTGCCTCTGTGCTATTTAAAAAGTCATTTATTACATCTTTATTTATATCAACTCGCTCTCTGCTCTTTGGTCTTACAGATATATGCGTATAGTTTTGTCGTGCTATAAATGCAGCATCTCTTTGTTGAGCTGCGTATACTGCCTTTGCTGTGTTATCAATATCTATTTGTTGTAATATTTTTAAAGCTTCTTTTTCTTGTTTGTTAAACTTATTATATATACTACTTACACTTACGTCTTTTTTATCATAATCTTTTCTAATCTTTTTTAATACCTCAACCTCTCTTTTACTTTGAGGATCGTAGAGCTGGTTTGCTTCTAAGTATTGGATAGTAGCATCTAACCATTCTATTGCGGGTTTTACTTTTTTATCTGTTAACCTATTTGTATCGTATTCAAGCTGTATTCTATAAAACATTAATCTTGCATCAGCTTCTGCCACTTTGTTTAGAGAAACTACGCCTAATTTTGTATAAGCTTTTTCTAATAACTTCCTAGCATTGTCTCTTAATTTGCTTTCTTTTTTATTAGAAACCTCCATTTGCTGTTGGTTAACAGCCATATCATTAAAGAATGCATTAAACATTTTCTTTGTGTTAAAGTCACCAAAAAGTCTGTCTATATTATAAAGCTGTCCTCTCTCTAATGCGTTGTAAAATTTAGATTGTTTGTTAAAAGGATTAAATGTTTTTAGTTTAGAGTACAAGCCTTCTATGGTAGGTAGTTTTAATTTTTTACTTTTTATATCGCTTACTAAAGGAGCGGCATCTCTTTGAGCTTGTATTTTAGACATTAGTCTAGACATTATACCAGGAGCATAACCATTATTTAAAGTATTTGCAAGTCTAATAATGTTATTTAAATCTTCATTAGGCAGACCTTCTAAGGCTTTAGTGTTCTTGATTAATTTTATAAACTCTCTAACATCTTCTCTTGTTTTTCTAAAAGGAAATGACAAAGGAGATTCTTGGTCTATTCTTTCTTTACTAATTTTAATTTTTTTAACCCCTTCAATAAGTTTTTTTCTTTCAGCTGCTTTTTGTTGTTCTGTCTTTACAGTCTTTACCCTAGGATTTATTGTATCTCTGTATACCTTCATAATAGACACATCATTCTCTGTTATAAGATCATTCTCTAATAAAAAGTCTATAGTTTTTTTATAAGCCACAGTTCCCTTAGCACTTATAAGAACATTATCTAAGAACAAGGATATAAGCTGAGGTATTCTAGAATATACATTGTTCATTGACTCTAAAACATTACGAGCTTTTATAGCAACTAAACCAGCATCTTCTGCATTGTCTAACATTACAAGTCTATCACCTAAACCATTTATAATGTCTTTATAGTCTTGATAAACTTCTTCAGGCACTACTGCTGGGTCTATTGTCACCACATCTCTAATTAAACTTTCTAGAGTAATATCTTTTCCGCTGATAGCATCTGCAATAATTCTACCAATACTTCTTTTTAAATTTACAGCTGCTCTCTTTGCTTTAGTTCTTAACTTACTAAATTCTGATTGTCTGTCGGCATCAATAAATATTTTCTTGATTTTTTCTACCGTTTCATCTCGTGCTGCTTTATTTGCAAAAGCATCTTCTTCTACTACAAGCTCTAAAATCTTTCCTATTTCTTTATTGCCAAGCCTACCATCGTTTTTTAAAGTTTTTAAATACTCTTTTATTGTACCTAATCCTTTTCTGAATCCTTGATTTAACCCTTTTAAAATATTTAATTGTACATCTTTAACCAACTGAGGGTCTTGTGACTGAAACAAATATGTTTGGTTTTCATCTTTACCATCAATAGCCTCTTCTGAAATATCTATAGTGGCATCTTCAGACTTAACATTTTTAGGAACATCAGCTATATACTGACCACCCATAGCAGACCTAGCAGCAACTGTTTTATCTCTTTGCCCTAAAGGTGTTTGATTCATTTTAGGGTTTGCAGGTTTTGCTTTAGGGTATATTTTTCTTACGTCCACACCTTTATCAAAAACCATTATAGGTTTACCAGGCAACGAAAAAGGATAGGCTGGATGATAGCCTGGGTCATTCTCATTTAACCTTACTACCTCTCCGTTCTTATCAAACTGAATTGCAGATACTACGTCTCCGTATTTAATATTTTTTAATGCTGGATCGTTTACAACATTTTCTACGTTTCCATCAATTGTTTTTAATGGAGAGAATGGATATATCCCAAACTTATCAAACGACTCTTTACTCATAAAGGTTCGTGCAAATTCTCCTCTTACTTCAAAATTTGTAGTTTTAAATAAATCCTGTAACTCTTGATAATCTTTTATTTGTGTTGGTAATCCTTTCTTCTCTAATCCCTGTGCAACTTTTGTAAGTTTTAATTTTTGATTTATAAAGTCAACCATTTCTTTTGGTGAAGCACCTTTCTTTATTGCATTTGCTATTTCAGCATTTAAAAAATCATAAAACTGTAGGTTTCCTGACACTCCTGCTGGTGCTTGAGCCATTACTAAACCAACACCGTCACTTGATGATATTTTTTGTAAAACTTTTTTTGCTGCTGTTTCATTTGAAAATACCCAGGCAGAATTACTGCCCTGTGATTGTGAGCCATATGGGTACATAAATCCACCGTTAAACATAAACTCTGTTCCTGATGGACTTTTGATCTTACCATAAGTTGCTTGATCAGCTGCAAAAACAAATGCGTTTGTACCACTTAATGTATTTATGTCACCTCTTACAATAGTGCTTAAGTCTATTCCACCCCTATCAATTTGTTCGTCTAAAATTTCTATCGGAGGCCCTTCATCCTTTATATTACTTGGTATAGGGCCATCAGCTCCTTCTACTGGTCTTCCCATATCAGCCACATCAAATGCACTTAAATCAACATCTCCAATTTCATTTCCTTGGGTTATGTCTTGAGCTAAAGCCGTTAAAAGTTCTTTTAAATTTTCATCGGTAGCTACAAAATCTTTAGTGATTAGTTTTATTTCAGGTGATGACGGTGCAAAAAAGTCTATTACTTTTTCTACCCAAGTCTTAACTGTTTTTTTCTCAGGAGCAGTAAAGGTGTCAAAGTTTTGAGCCATCATACCTATAAACTTAGTAAGCGTTTCTTCGTTCTGAACGCTTGGCCCTTGCTTTTTGTAGTTCTTCATGTTAATAAACAAGTCTATTTCCTTGGCCATTTTTGGATCTTTGATTTGTCTCATCAAAGTCTTAGCCATATTTCTTGTTATTTTAGAAACGTCTGAAAATTTATTATGAAGTATAGCGTGAAAAACTTCATGAGCTATTGTCTCATCTGTTGCAAATGACATATTTATATGTATATCATTATTAGATGGGCTAAAATGCCCTCTTGCACTACCTCTCCTTTTTACTCTTTTACCTTTGTCATTAATATAGTCAAAACCTCTAGAACGTTTATAACTGGCTTCTGTTCTGTGAAGCACTAAATTTGTTCCTGGCAGCAACTTACTTATAGCTTTTGCAGCATTTTCTGCTCTAGTTGTCATTTCTTTTTCTTGAGCTTCTTGATTTCTTAATGTGCCGTCTTTATTTCTACCCCTTGCATTATACGATGCAGGAAAAACCCTATAGTATGATGGGTCTATTCCCTTACTTGCTTGATCTTCTACTATATAAACCCTATCACTAACCTCGCTTTGCTTTCCTATTAAAGGTTTTCTGCCTTTACGATTAGAGTCTTGTCTGTCCCTTTCTTCCTTGCCCATCTTTTTATTCTGATAGTTTCTATTTGCTACGTCTATTACAATAGTTCCATCATCATTTAATACAACAGTGTTCTTATCTGAACGTCTGTTTAGCCCTCCTTGAGAATCTAGACCTGGTACTATCGGAGAATTTCCATCCTCTACGTCAGCTACCTCTACGTCAGTATCAGAATCTGTGATACCACTTAGCTCTGCTATTTCATTTTTTATTTCTTTTAATCTTTTTTTACCAGCTTCAGTGTCATTACCCATAAGCTTGCTTTTTTCAACCTCTAATTCTACAATCTTATCGATATTTTTCTTTCCTCTAATTCCAGTTGTTTTAATTCCAGCGTCTTTAATTTTTGTTCTAATATTTTCTTCAAGACGAATACGCATGTATCTATCATTATATTTTTCTTCTACTTCTGGATCATTTTTAATTATCATTTTTAATCCCATAAAAGTTACATCATCAGTCTTCTCAATAGACTCAAGAGTTTGTTCCCGAGTTTGAGTTACTGTTTCTCCTTGCGAATCTTTTATTGCATATGAGGATGGAAAAAGTCTATTCCTTGCTGCATCTAACATTGCCTTTTTAACTGGAGTAGTAACTGGATCTGAAACTGTATTTATTGCATAACTTATTGGAGCTTTTCCTATACCTCCTAAGGCTTCAAAACCTATTTCTCTTACATCTTGTTCTTGTCCTACTAATGCTCTAGCAGCTGACTCACCTACTCCTCCACCTATTGCTTCGGTTCCAAAGGTTGTTGCTAAAGCTCTTCTACCAACTAATTTTTTTGCTTTTATTATTCTACCACCCAGCCCTAATGACAACCTATCTATTATACCAATAGCAGCACCTCTACCAACTGACTTTCTCCAAATCCTACCAAACGCTGCCTCATCATTTAGTATAGCTTTTATTCCCTTCTCATTAAACTCTAAATTATCTGTTGCGTCAATCTCTTCTTTTATAAACTCAGCAAATGAAAGACTTGATTCTAAAGTTCCTGACGCTACAGCAAAGGCTGTTCTTAAGGTTCCAGGATTAAATGCTCCCACAAGAGCACCTGGTATTGCTCCTATACCCCCAGCCAAAGAACCTGTACCCGCTCCAATAGCTCCACCAGTAGCAATGGTTCCAGCTCCAGCACTTATAGAAGCTGGGTTTAGTAATTGTGTTATTGTTTGTGCTCCAATTTGTAACAAGGCAGATGGGTTTTTCACAAGACCTTCTAAGAATCCAGCCACTTTATTGTCAGCTGCGTCATAAATTTTATTAAAATTCATCATCTCATCTGTAGTTCCTTGGTTTTCTAAATTTTTTTGAGATTGTAAAAAGGCTAAAACCTGCTCATCTGTAGCGTCACTACCACTAAGCATAAGACTAGCAGCCTCGTCAGCTGTATTTCCCTGCATAAAACCTTGTTTACCAGCTCTATATACATCACCAATAAGATCTGTTACTGAATTTTTACCTACAATTTTCTCTAGGTATGTGTCTTTTTCTTGTGACCCCTCAATAAAAAAGTCTCCACCTCCAAACAACTCAGAGGTTTGATCTCTTTCTACTGGTACTACTTTAGATTGTTTAAATCCGTACTTATTAAAACCATCGTCAGCCTCTTCATCTTCTTGTATAATTTCTTGATCTTCGTTTTTTTGATCAAAAGGTTGACCTGTAGTTGGATCTATAGGCGACTCAGGCTCAAGAGGTTCGCTTGAAGAGTCCGATGAAATAGGTGACTGACTCTCTGGTGTAGGAGATTCCATAGGCTCCTGAACCCCAATAGGTTCGGAAGAGTCTTTTTTTTTTAAGTTATAGGCCATATTAAAATCATCAAAAGATTTAGTATAGAGCTTATCTCTTTTTATTACATCATATACTTGTTTTGCATATTGAGGATCTTCAAACTTCTTTTGGAAATCTGCAAATGATTTTGTATAATACTTTTCTCGTATTAATACATCGTATAATTTTTTTAATTTATCCATTTAGTCAAGTTCTCCTGCTTCGGAGCTTATTTGCTTTAATATATTATACTGTGGCTCTATTAGTACATACCTTAAATAATTAAAAATTTCATTAGTACTATTGTAATTGCTACCCCTAAAACTAGATGCTCTTTGGTCTTGCTTCTTATCTCTAAATTTCTGTCCTTTCTCCCCAATACCTGGCACCGTTACTTCAACACCTTCTTCATCTACATATGTTATATCATCAATAGGTGGGTATGTTATTGTTTGATCACCAAATGTTATTCTTAAATAGTCAGGGCCTTCATCTATCATTTGGAAGTCTAATCCTTGTCCATTATAAGTTTGCTCAACGCCTTGTGAGTCAATATATTTTACATTTTCGTATTCCCCATCAGCTAATTTATTGAGAGTGTTAGTGTCAAAAACACCAGTAATTGAATTTTTAAATACCTCTGCAATCTCATTATCAGTGTTACCAGCTGTTGTAGCGTCCAAATTTTCATCAATATAAGAATACACAGATTTATCACTATCGTCTCCAAACTTCTCATTTCTATTTTGACTATAATTAGGCCCCATCATTTTTATAGCATCATCTTTTGGGTTCAATGTATCAGACTGTAAGTTAAGTTTATCTCTAGCTATTTCAGCCATCAGTTTTTGATACTCAGATATCGGTTGTTGACCAGGCTTAACAGTTGACTTGTCATCCAGCATCATAATCATTCTGTTCTTAACAGCCTGCTGTGCTTCAAATTTTTGTCCACCTACAAGTTTACCATCTTCATTATATTTAGCCCAGTTTGGTGCTGTTGTCACAGGAACAGCCATGTCTGTAGCTGAATCGTATTCCATTAAAACTTTAGTTGGATCAGCCGCTGCAATAGCAGGGTCAAATGTTGGTTCATAACCACCAATTAAATCACCTAGTACACTCATTGTTTTATTGTCATTTGACAAATAACTATTAACAGTACCAAGTATATACTCTTGCACATCAGGTGAGTTAACAATTTGGGCGTGACCTTCTCTAGATATTACACCACCATCCCTTACAATTTTATTATCATCATCTCTTCTTGATGTTGCCTTTGATACAATTAAAGCTCCTAGTTGATCTACCGATGCATTAAGAGATGCGTCTAAAGCTCCATCTTTAGTTACGTTTTGTATTTGAGTGTTAAATCTATTCTGCAAGGCATTCATACTAACATGACGAGTAGGATCAGTAGAAACTGTCCCATCTTCATTTGGTCTTAATAAAGATAATGTACCTGTGTCTGGATTTACATATCCTTTAACATTTTTTAAATTACCAAATTCAGCATTTTGTTTATTTAGCCACACTTCAAAAGAAGATGCATCTCCATCATCAGCCCTCTTTACCATAGTTGCATAATCTGATTCCCACCTTTTACTTATGTTTCCAAATTGCTGCCAGTCTCCTAAAACTCTTTGTTTGTTTTGTGCAAATTGTGTTTGAGTAATAAGACCCCTGTCAAATAAGTTTTGTTGTACTCTTAAAAATTCTGCTGAATCTCCTGACATTCCTAGAGCTAAATTTTGTAATGTTTGACTTGTGTAGTCCTCCATTTCATTAACCCTATCTGAAGCGTCAATAGTATCTTGAGCAATCTTTTCTCTTTCTGCCGCCCTGTCTTCTCGTATTTGTAGTAAGTCACCAGTAAGTTTATTTGCTACTGTACCCCAGTCAACCGTAGTTTTGTCTAAATCTCTTTCGACGTATGTGTTAAAGTTTATATTTTTTTTAGCCATTAACTTAAAGAATTTAATCTATCTTGCATACTGAACCCGTAATTAACTGATGGAGAAAAACTATTTAAGGCCATAAAGTTTTCTGAATCATCTTCTCCAAAATCAAAAATATTTTCACTTTTAGGTATGGGATTAATCAATTTTTCTGGAGCCACCTTACTATCCGTTTTAACAATTTCTAAAACACCATCTTTTATTTTATAGGCATTTGGATTCGTCATAAAATCACTTCTTGAAATATTTTGATCTATAAATAATTGTTCATTATCTTTAAAGGTTTTAGCTAAAGCTTTATCAGCCTTACTTAAAGGATTTAGTGCTTGTGCGTCTGCCGCTGCTGTTATGCCACCAATAACAGCATTAGCTGCTCCAGCCTGTAACATCCCAACCGTCTCATCAGCTTGTGCTGCTCTAGCAGCTTTATCTTGAGCTGCCGCAACATCCATCTGTATCAGCTGCTGATTCATATCATCTTTATTTTCAGCTTTCATTTTTTCCAAATCAAACATTTCTTTCGCCTTCGCCGCTCTTATCTGTTCCGTTTGTTGATTTGCCAACATACCTACTCTTCCAATACCAGAGGCTAAGGTTCTTGAATCAGCCTGTTGGAGTGCCTGAATGTTTTGTTGTTGTTGTTGTAGGGTTGCTAGCTCAGCCTGTTCATAGGCCTCCATAGGTATTTTAAGACCTTCGTAATAATCCTTTTGTACTTTTGTTTTTGCGTCATTAAGCAATCTTTTAGCTGCTTTGTCTGATTTTTCTTGAAATTGTCTCGCTTCCTGAGCCTGAATCAAGTTTATCCCTCCCCCTATTACTGTGCTTGATAAGGCCAAAATTGTTGCTGTTGTTAATGCCATTTATAATATTTTTATCATTTCTTGTGTATTACTATCACCCTTCATATAACCTAGCTCTGCATATATTTCAATTAAAGACTTGCTTTTCAAAAGTGAATATACATATTTTTTTTCTAATGTTGCGGCTAGACTTGTTATTGTCTGCACCAACATTAAGAGTGCTTCTTTTCTTATTTTTCTATCTTTAAATCTAAAGCTAGATATAATCCATTCTAACAAAACTACTTTAGAATTTGTTATATAAAGATATCCAGCACAGATTGGTTCATCATTATAATAAACCATGTACCCCATGTCTGGTAAAAAATCCTTTTTAGGGGCCGTCCATTTCCAATCTTTCCACCAACCACATAATATATTATCATAATCGTTATCACTAAGTGGTTTTATCTTTAAAGCCATCATTGCAAAGATAGTAAAATCTATGGATAACTTTTCATCACGCTACTACCTACAGAAAATAGTTCAACAGGCGTTGTGTCTGTGTTTTCTAGCTTAAATCTCATGAAATATCCTCGTGCCCCATGAGACTCAGCAACAGGATCTTTATAGTAAAGAGCAAATTGACCTGCTAAAGGCATATTTAATACTACCGCAATGGTTAAAGTGTTAGTTGTCTGATTAATAGCTGTAACTATACCTGTAGGCCGAGATGATGTTGGTGTTACCTGATGGTACAAGGTGTCACCTATACTAATTATACTTCCTAAACTAACATTAAAAACAACATCTATTCCTACAAAAGCTACATTAACAGCTGCAATCTGTCCTATACCATTAGCAGACCTTAACTTAAAGTTTACCGTTGTGCTTTTGTTTCTAATAAAAGAAAACCATTCTCCTTCTTTTTGCTCAAAATAAGTGCTTAGCATATCGCCTGAGCCAAGATCAGTTTCTAAAGAAAGAACTCCCCAGGATGCATCACTTTCTAAAGACATCGTTTTAAAAAGTTTTATAGTTTGAGGCTCGACATTAAATACTCCTGTAATGTTAGAATTGTATTGTGTACCGTAATAATTATTTCTAACTTCATTTGTGTTGTGTCTATAGAGCTGACCTTGATGAAAAGAATAAAAATAACTATTCATACCCATCATGTATTCAGGTAGAAAAGAATAAAAAGACGGCCATCCTTTCACTCCGTCACTATAAGATAATGTTTCTTTAATTGCCATATTAACAGTTTACAAAAGCCAAAAGCCTTCCATTTAATTGTTCTCTTACTCTACCATTAGATGAATAAAATCCGTCAGGAGCTGGAGTAGTTAACGCCTGATCTGTATACATAGCATAAGCAAACTCAAAGTCATTTCCATCATGCCAAAAATTTAAAAATTGTGCCATATCTTTTAATTACAAGGGAATAAATTAACACTCAATACTTCTCCGTTAGCTCCAACCTCTATTACACTTTGAGCTCTACTAAAATAAAATCCTACATCAGCTGGTACACCCCCAAAACAACAATTAGCTGGGTTAGAACCGCAAGCTTTATACGCTATATCTCCAACCACAGGCTCGTTTGTTGATGGTGCACCAGGTGCTGCCGAATGCCAGAAACCTGCGTACGCCCCTGGATTGTTAAGCCATAAACCGTTAGGGCCATTTCCTCCATTACAAGCCAAAGCAGCAGTTGTTTGCACAGCAGGATCCATTATAAAATTAGACGGGCCTATACAGGGTTGATTAACCGAACACCCAACACAAGCATCTGCCTGACTTACTGAAGAATAACAAAAGTCGTTATTTTGTCTATCTCTTAAATCCCAAACTAAATACAATGTTTGTGTGCTAGACGTTATAGATAAATTGGCTGAAGTAGCTTTGTAAATTTGATTAACTCCATTAGCATCTGGCTGAGAACCTATAATAGGTGTAGACTCATTAGTTAATAACGTTAAATCAAAAGTAGACCCACTAGACGCTGGAACAGCGTTACTTGTTATTGCATAAAATCTATTTTCTGTATCATTAAAAACATAAGTATCATTTGGAAACTTGTTAGCTTTCATTGTAACTGTAGATCCATTACTAGGATATAATCCTATAGAAGTCTGTCCTGTATTAATTGAATACGCACTTACATTATTTGTTGCACTAAAAGTTACTTGATTTGAATCTAAAGGACTAGTAAACTGTCCGTTACTCCATCTGTATTCGTAATGAATAGTTTGTGCTCCTGAACTAATTAATCCGCTAATTGGAGTTCCTAAAACAACTTGTACTACATTTAAAGTTTGAGTTGTAACGCAATTAAAAAACAAATTATAAGAAGAAGATGAGTTAGGGGTAATAGTAATAGTAGCTGTAGTAGGGAATGGAGCGGCTTTTTGAAATGTTATTACACTGGAAGTAGTTAGATTATTGCTTGTTGTAATATTATTGTTCCAGTCAATTATAGAATTTATATCCATTCCTGGTGAAGCAGAATTTATCACAACATCTACATTACCAGTAGCTGTTCCTAGCTCAACAGTTAAAGTTAAAGGTGTAGAGCTGTTAATTCTTTGTATTTGAGCACCACAATCTATAGTCGAGGCAGGGAAAGGAACAGGTGTAGAGTTAGAAGAAAAAACATATTCGTTCATATAAGGATCGTAACCCCCTAGTTTTTGTGTGTTTAGTTGGTCTGCAAATTTATCTCTAAAATAAGACCTCATTCCATAAGTAGATATAACCTCTAACTGATCGCTTTTCATTGTTGCACCAGTAAGTTTTAGTATAGCACCTCTCTTTGTATCACTAAAATACACATCTCTTCCCCAGCTTGTAAAACTTTCAGGGTTAAAACTTATTCCATACTCTTCTATTCTAGCTACTTGCTGACCTAATATTTCTGGAACAGAAACTATAACTCCGCCGCCAGTAGAATCACTTAATAAATTTTTATTAACCAAGACATAAGATATTTTGTCTTCTTGTAAAAGTAATATATCTGTTTCTCTTGAATGTAATTTCATTATAGGCCCGTACACTAACTCACAGTCTTTAAAGTTTACCAAGCCTAAATTAAATTCATTTAAATTATTTACATTACTTGTTCCGCTATATACCCCGCTATATGTTAAGCTCGCTAATCTGTCTGCTTCTTTAAATTCATTATTAGACACCGCTGTTACTCTTTCTCCTAAAATAAAATCTTTTGCCGTAGACAAATCTCTATACCTATAGCTTTCAACTCCATTACCATAAGTAAAACAATCGTGAAAAGGTAGGGTAACGATTGCAGGAATACCTGAGGAAATAACCTGGTTTTGACCAACGATTGTTCCGTCCCCATAATGAGCAAGATCTCCATTTATATCAGGAAGAATATTATACATTTCAGAAGAGTCATAAAACAAGCTTGGATCGGACTCAGCTGGTTTTGTCTCAAAAGCCATAAAGTTGTCGTTTATGCTAATAGAAATCTGTGCTTCAATACGCAAATGAAAGTTTACTCCAGGAGCAGGGTAACACCCTTCACTACACATTCTCATACCTAAAAACAAAGGACTTCCTGAGTTTATCTGTACCCAATAAAACTGCATTTCTTCGTCAACTTCAGCAGGAGTATCTCCTGGTAAAAACACTTGATCGTAATATCTAAAAGTAATATCTTCATCTCCTCTAGAAACCATAAAAAGAGCTGGGTTAATATTTTCTTGATTCCAAAAATCTCTAAAACTTACCGCATCTTGACTAGCTTTTACTATGTAGTTTTTAGGAGAACTCACACCTAATAAAGACTTTCTGCAAAATACAGACGAATCATTTCTTCTTGTTTTAAATCTCATGCTTACGACTGATCCTAAAGGAATAGCAATAGGTGCTAATGTGATAGGTCTGTGAACAGGATACTCTATGAGAGGATTTTCTTGTAAATTTGTTTGGCCAAGAACATTATAAGTTCTTGCGTCAAGAAATTGAAGATCTATTATTGAAAGAAGATTTGTTCTAGCACTATACCCTTGAGGTTGTAATTTCATATACAGCCCTGCTGGAGCACCTGTTGGCAGTGGGGATACTGGCGGAGTTATGGTTGTATCTCCTGCGGCTAAAGCCTCTACCTCTAAAACTGTAGTTTCAACTAAACCTAGCACGGCATCTCCAGTGCTTTCAACTTTAACAGTCAGTATATCTCCCTTAGAAACTAAAGAGGTAGACTCTCCTTGAAGTCTAACGTATGAAATATTAGCTTGTTGAAAGTCTTGAAATATTTGATTGCTATATATAATATTATAATCTCCAAAAGAAGGCTTTAAAACAAACTTATATTTTGTTGCCCAAGAAGGAGGCCTGTTTTCAATATTAATTTTTATTGTATTAATATCAATAGAAGTGCTTGAATCAAAAAACACAGTGTTGTTTGGAGACACTAATGCAGTTGACGCTCTTCCAAACTCATCCATATATATTATAGCCGCGTCATAATTTCTGTTACTATGAAGACTAGAAGAATCAGAAACACTTGAAAAAACAAAATTACAATCCGAAGACTCTCCTCTGTATGGTAGTATGTTTTGTGTTATGCTTGTAAAAGAATAACTAAAATATTCATACACATTCACTATAGCACCCCCTCCCCCAGGATTGTACTGGTACTGAATAGCTGGGACTTGAATTTTAAAAGTGTTTCCAGAAACAACTAATCTAAATCCTTGCTGCGATGGTGAAGAAGAAAATTTTCCAGAATTTACAAATTCATATTGTACTGGCGAACTAGGTGCATTAATTACTTTATATAATTCATCCGTTAAAGAAAGGCCATACACCGCAGTTGGTGAAATAGGAGTAATAGTATTACTATCTCCTATAGCGGCAGCAAACTCATTACTTAATAAAAAATCATTAAAAGAAACATAATTGCCTTGAGCCACTACAATAGTTTCAATAGAAAATTCTGTTGATGGCGTGTTAGTTGAAAATGTAGTAGGAAAATTAGAACTACCTGTATCCCCTCCTAAAGGTGTATTATAAGGAGCAGGCTGAACAACGCCAGAAGTTAGTTTTACTCTTAATGTAAATTGAGAATTTATTAATATTGGAAGAGAAATACCTAAATCATCTAAATCAAATGTAGCTGTATCTAAAGAAACCTGAAGTGACGCAGCAGGATTTATTATGTTTGTTGCGGTTGTTGTTAAAATTGCTGAAACATTAGCATTTACTACTGGTACTGAGCTAGTTGAGGCAGTAAAGTCAATAGGTATTTCCGCACCATCAGAAGTAGTTATGTTATATTGATCTACATAATTACCATAAATCAGTCTGTTTCCCATTATAGTTTGAGACTTTGCTAAACGAGGAACATTATCATACAACCTTAACAATTCGTCTTGACCTATAAGACTTAATATTTTTGAATTTGTAAAGTTTACTGTTTGCAAACTATTATCAGACCATCCTAAATCAGTTTTTTTATACCTTTCTATTACAAAAATATTATTGCTTACCGACTCTTTATAAAGTAATTCAACAGCAATAACTAATTTACCTCCCGTATTAAAAGTTACTTCAACACCATTAAATGTGTTCTCCATACCTTCGTTGTAATAATTACTAGGATCAAAAAAAAACGCCCCTGGTTCAAAAGCTGAAGTAGTGTATAATGATGTAGCACTATATTCGTTATCAAGATATTGATAGCGATATGCAAAACACAAAAACCTATCAACTATATAATTCTCCTCTCCAGGAACATTAACTAATTTAATATCAGGACGAGCAAGCTCATACTCTGTAACGCCTAAAGATGTAGTATAAGAACTAAATCCTGGAGGCTTAACGATAACATTTAACTCTTCTGCTGAAATCTGATCCACCCCAGCTAAAGGTTCTGAATAATTTCTTTTTATATTTATTTTTCGTGGAGGATTAAAGTCGTCTGTAAAAAACAGCAAGTCTTCTATTAAACTTACACCAGTTACTAAAAACTTTGGATCAAAATTTAATACGGTTTCACTAACCACATGATATGTTACAGACTGACCTGTAGTATTATACGATATAATCATATCAACTACTCCTGAACTTGAGGTTGCAGAAGAAGGGTCGTGAACAAACCAATAAATATTTTCGTTTACTCCATCTGAAAAAGCACCTATACAAGTAGCGTCTCCTGACAAAACTTGTCCATTATAACTAATACTAGTAAGTTTCGTGTTGCCTTTTGAGTTTTCTACAGCACCGATCTCAGTAGTTTCTGTTGATCCTAGCCTTACATTAAGAGCGTCTATATATTGTCCTGGAGGTACTAAGCGTTCATCAACGCTTTTATTCATTTTACCAGCTATAAAATTCGTGTTAATATCCATATTATTTCAGCCATTTACTCTGTCCTCTCATGTTCATTAATAGTCTTCCAGGGTGCATATTACTTAATCTTAGTTTTGCGTTTCTCAATAATGATGACTTATCCTTTCTAGCTCTATTAACTACATATTCTTGAATACCATATTTTACATTTAATAATGAGTACCTTATGTATGCATATATAAATTCTTCAAATAATTTATTAACTTGTATCTTAGAATTATTTCCTTGCTCCATACCATCTGAAACATATTCTAAAACTACAGATTGTCCCGCTAAATCTGAAGATAAATATATAACTCCCTCTTGTTTGTTTATTGTAAACGTAGGATTTACATTTGCAGTCTCTGTGTTTAAACCAAATCTATCCCCTATTCCATATTCAAAATACCATTCACCATTACAGCAAAATCCTTCCTGCCCGTTGTAAGGCCCAGGCCCTAAATATAAAGCTCTCATTCCTCCCCCTTGTCTTGATAAATCCACTAAAGAGTTTTCAGGTTTTAACACATTACCATCTAAATCAAATAAAATCTGTGCATTATTGTCTTGCAGATAAGAACTACTCCATTGTGTTTGTATGTTTTCAACTAATGGATATAAAACACCATCTCTGTAATACGATATCCTAACATAATTAACATAATCTTGAGGTAAAATAAATCTTATTTGCGAGTCTACAGTTAATTGCAATACTTTAATTTCTTTCATCGCATCGTAATTTAACTCTTGTATTCCTCTCTTTGCGTGAAATAAAACTTGATACCTTTCTATGTTATTTAATATCTCATTGTTACCTTGATATATTAACATAAAATTAGACACTATATCTTCTAAGCTTACATACTGATATGAACCCCAGTTCTCATCCTTAGGAGATACTTGATTGTTTTCGTAATATTGATAGTCAGTAATATATGCCATTTCTTATACTTGTATTTGGTTTTCTTGCACTTCCTCTGTTGATCCAAAATTATACACTTGTTGCTCTCTAATTTCTATTCCTACATATTGACATATTTTTGCTATCAACCCTGGTTCATCAGACAATGGTAATTCAAAGTCTTGAAAGTCTGCTGCCGAAGCATCAAATAATGGTTCTCCTTCAACTATTGTAACAAAAGTCCATTTAGGTGCTTTAGGATATCTAACGTATTGTGTTTTTATAGCACCCGCAGCTTGTATGGTTGTTGGGTAAACCGTAATGGTATTACCGTCTAAAACGTAAGCGGGAAATAATGAAGATGGAGATGTTATTGTAGAGCTAGTTAAATAAAATAATTTATTTTGACTTACTCTTTCTACCTCAACTATTGTGTTTGCATCAAATATACTATAGTTTTCAGCAGGAGGTACAGTAGCTGATTGAAATATATCAGTTGCTAAATTTAAAGTAGTAGCGTCTACCACTGAATTAACAAATGATTCAGTTAAAGTACCCGTATTAACAACTAAACTGCCTGTAAGCGGAAATACTGTAAAGCCAGTAGCTCCAGTATTAAAAGCTGGTGGAGAAGGTTGGCCAACTAAGGCAGCATTTATTAACTGTTTATTATTACTTGCACTTGTTGTTCCTGATGTAAGAAGTGTAGGGTAATGAAATATTTTATTTATTAAATAATAATCTAACGGTAAGTTCCAAGAATTAGCTCCGTTACCTCCAATTAAAAAAGCTTGTACTGAAAAAGAATCTATTACCTCAACTAATCCTTTAGTTATATCAGCGTACCCCGTTCCCGAAAGTCTTTGGTTTTCTCTATTTATATATTGATTGTACTGATAAAAGTAATCCTCAAATAAGTCCATTTGTGCTTGTTGAGCATACAAATTGAAGTCTTGAGGAGATAAGTACCCGTAATTATTTTTATTTATAATTGCCAATACTGTATTCCTAACATTATTAATCATAGCCATAGAAAATACATTTTAAATATCTACAAATATAAGAAAAAAAAAGAGGTTACTTTTTTTAGTAACCTCTTAAGAATTGTTGTAAAAACTATTAAGCTGCTGTTACGCTTTCTACTGTTATAACCGCGTTTTCAAATATCGGCATTTGTACTCTTGCAGTAGAAGGGCCAGGAGGTTCAGGCATATCAACACCTATATATCCTCTCTTCATAGCATTTTGTATTGCAATAGCAACAGCACGTCCAGTTCCTTGATCTGAATGGTCTATTGTAACTTCATCATTATTAACTGTGTTTAACTGAATTATAGTTTGTTCTGCTCCAGCTCTGTCAGCTAAAACTATCTGATCCATTTGAATTAAATATGTTGAAGCTACAGTTGAGTCAAAAATATTATATGCGTCTCCAAGAGCACCTACTGTAGAGCTGCATCTAAATCTATTTTTATCTATAATTACAGTAACTATTTCACTAAAGTTTTGTGTAGTGTTTTCATATACATCACCAACAGATAAAGTAGTTAAAAAAGACTGTCCATTACTATAAACTTCATTTGAAGGAGCTGAAATTGTAAAATTATCATTAAACAAGGTTGAGCTGTTAAAAATATCAGCCGTTAATGTTAATGATGTTTCGTTAATTAAAGCAGCTACAGTAGTTGTCGTAGAAGCTGTTGTGTTTGTTACAGTATCTCCAACTCTAACTTTACGAGCTGTAAATGTTGATCCTACAGCATTTAATTGATTTAATTTACGAACAGCAAAAGTTTCTCCACCTGCATTAAATAAATTTGTTGCAAAAGTTAACTTATTTGTTGCTACTGCCGTACAAGCTGCTTGCGTTGACGCAGTAATATTATAAGCTATATCTCCAACAACCACTCCTAAAGCAACAAAGTCTACCGCTGCATCATTTAACTCATTAGTTGCAGCCCCTGCATTTGTTCCTGAGGCTATTCCTGCCGAAGCGGCTGATGGTATTACTAAATCAAGTGTACCAGAAGATACAACTGTGTTAATTGGAATTTCTAAGTATTTCGCTCTCATAAGATTATGCGTTTACTATAGAAGTTACAGCCTTTGGTAGAATTAGCTCAAAGTATGGAGAAGTCCATCCTGTTGATAATGCTGTTTCTATTGAGTTTACTATATCTAAATATACATCTGAATCTAATTGAGCTGCTGTAGTAATAGTTGTAGTCGTTCCATCAACGTAATCTATTGTTACAAGAGCCGCTGTAGCAGTTTGTGTAGCTACGGCTTTTATACCGTTACAGCTAATTAATTGACCTGTAAAAGGTGCGTTTGTTATTTTTAAGAATTTTGTCATTTTATAAAAAGGTTTTAATGATTATTAATTAACAAAGATAATGAATCTATTTATCTTTATTTAAAGCCTTTTTAAGCAACTTATATGTTTCAATACCTTCATCAGATTGCATATATGAGGCTACTATATAATATGCTTCTTCTCCATAAGGAACAGTAAGCAATTTGCTTTTATTCTTTTTTAAAGAAAAATAAACATCCTTTTTGTTATTTTGAAAAGCTAACAGTCCATTGTCAAAAAATTGTGCTACTACATTAGTAAGCTCTAACATTGGATCGTTTAAAACCTCCATAAATTCGTAAGGCTCATGTTTTGCAAAAAGCAATACATCTCTTTTTAATTCTGGTATAGACATTTTGTCCACTGCAACCCCTAAAAACACCCTACACACACTTATTAATTTTTCAGTATCTAATCCTCTAGCTAATACTTGTGCATCTAACTCTAGTTCAACACTTTCTAATTCTTGAGCCGCATCTCTTTGAGTATTTATTTCTACAAATGTAGACCCGTTCCCTGGATGATAAGATAAAAACTTTTGTAGCACTTGATTTTCTTTACTAACAGCTAACATTCCGTCTTCAAAAACGATAGGTTCTAATATAGCATTACCATCTTGCTCATCTTCAAAAGGAGATTTTTGATTTCTTGCGTAACGCAAAGGTCTGTTTAAACCTTGATCTTCGTCAAAATACATTAATGGTGATCTTCTGTGGTGTCTTGACGCTAACATAAAAGATAAAGGAGATCTTTCTCCTGTTAACTTATACGATTTATTTACTAATTTTTTTACTTTGTTCATTTTATTTAATTTTAAGTTTATTTAATTTAAAAAAAAGGGAGGAGTTACCCTCCCTTTCTAGTTTACTACCACCTACTTACTGTTGGAATATAAAGAAGTTATTCGCTCCTAAAGTACACACAGCTCTTTCAGACAAGAAGTTTACAGTCATACTATCCGTAGTATTTGTTCTTGCACCACCAGCAGAACCAGTAATCCAAGTTTTGTAACGTCTGTCTTCTGATTCAGAAGCTCTGTATCTTACATGAAGGAAAGGTCTCTTTGCGTTCTTACCTAAGATTTGGTCATATACAGTAGTTGATCCAGCTGGAACCATAAGCCCATTTACTGCACCACCTTCTAAACCTCCTCTCATTGTAGGATCATTTAGGTATTTCCAGTCAGACTTATAGAAGTCATAACCTCTTCTAAATCCTGTGAAACCTAAATTAAGAGCCATTTCTTTATCATTATCAAATAAACCGTATGAAGTACCACCTGCTCCGTAAGAGTTTTGTGCTGCTAACATATCATCTATATCAAATGAGAAATTTCTATTAACGAATAATACATTTTCTTCAATAGATCCTTGTCTGTCTAATCTCTGAATAACTGAGTCAAAACCTGCTAAAGTAACTGGGTTACCTCCACTCCAGATGTTTCCTCTGTTTTGCACAGAAAAGAAAATTCCATCAGAACCAGAGCCATTTGCTACACCAAGTCCAGAACCTACTACTTGACCTTGTAAGAAATCTGCCGCACCAGAAGCCGCACCTGCTGGAACTGCTTCCACCATAGCTGTTTCTAGGTAATCTTCAAAACGTAGTCTTGTTTCATGCTCTGATTTTAGGTACCATAAGTATCCATTAGCTCCATTCTCAGTAGTAACTTCTATCCACCCGATTTGAGCCATATCAGAACCATTAACAGTATACTGGTCTTTTATAATAATTGGTTTGTTATCAAATATTAGATCTTGAGATTCTAAAGATCCAGCCATTCCTGGCGTTCCTTTTCTAAATTCAGATCCGTAAATAAACATTGTAGCTGTAGTTCCTACTCCAGTCCATGCTTGTCCAGCTGTCTCATAATAGGCTACTGTGAATGTACCTGGAGCTGCTGCTGTTGGAGCTGCTGTTACGATTGCTTTATTAGATAATGTTGTTCCATTAGTATCAAGAGAAATCATTATCGTTTGACCTACTCTAATTGCACCAAAACCATTTGCTGGTGCTGATGATGTAGGAGGGGTACTTGTTAATTGACCAGCTGGAATAACCCAAGTGGCTGCGTCAACACCAGCTATAGATCCTGTTGTCATAGCTGTATATTTAGTGTGTAACCTTCCTTGTTCTGCCCACTTAATCATATCTGAGTTAGTTGGCATTTCAGCACCTACCATTCTTAAGAATGAAGCTACTGATCTATTTCCATAACGCTCAAATTCTTTTTCATAAGTATCTGGTAAATACTGATTTAGAAAATCAAAGTTAGTTATGTAGTTTGTTGGTTGGGCAACTTGCTGAGCACTTGGCTGCAAATTAAACCCAGGGACTGCGTTTACTGGCATCTTTTTTTATGTTTTAATTGTTTATAATTTTTTTAAACTTCTAATTTTTAGTCCTCTACCACTGTCATTAAAGTTTGAGCCTAACGCTCTTATCTTTGATCCGTCTTTCATAACGCTTTGTTGAGATTGTCTTATATCCATATTAATGTTTTTAGATTTTTTAGAAACATTATCTACGGTATCAGACACTCCTTGGTCATAAAAAAACTTAGCATACTTTTCTGGATTCATCGCCATTGATAAAGCCTTATGATAACCATTAACATCAGTAATCATTCCATCTTTATCCATGTAATTACTCAAAAAATTATTAACATCAGACTGCTTGCTTTTTAATTCTTGAGAATCTCCAGGCTTAAAAGTAAAATTCTTTTCTCCTACATTGAACTCAAAACCTTTGAACTCACTGCCAAAAACCTCATCAGTTTTCTTGAGAAACCAATCATACTTTTTTTGGTTTGCTTCTTTAACAGTTTTAGACTCCTGTATGTAACTTTTATAAGCACTTAAACTTTCTTTGTCAGATTCAGATAACCCACTCCCACTTGACTCAAGAGGAATTTTAAATTTATCTTTTTGAACAACGAAATATTTTTTCGCTTTTGCAAGTTCTCTTTTTTTAGCTAATTTTAATTTCTTAATATCTTTTGGATCATCTTCTTCCTCATCGTAAGAAAATTTATCCTCCATCAAATCTTGAATATCTATAGCGTCTAAACCTTCTTCGGTTTCACCATAATAACTAGCTAATAACTCATCAGAGTCCATGGTATCAAAGTCTCTTTGTAATTTATAAAAGTCTTCAATACCACGCCCTGTATCCTGTTTATATTTTAGATATGCCGAAACATCTTCAGGTAATTCGTCATTGTCTTTTGTTTGCGTAAACAAATCATCTACTGAAGAGATATCTTTATCATATCTATTTTTTATATATTTAAGAACGTCTTCGTCATTTAACTCTGACGAGGGAGTTTCTTCCGTTACAGCTGACTCGGACTGATCCTCATCTTCTGTGTTTTCCTTTTCCGTTGTTTGTACTTCTGCTACAGGATTAGAAACATTTTCTTGTTGTTCTTGCTTTTCTTCATGCTTATCTAAAAGTTCTTGCTCTATCTCCTGTCTTGATTTTTCTTCTTTTGTAACTTCTTTTACTGTAATTTCCATTTTATTTTATTTAATTTATACAAAGTTAATACTTATTTATTTAATTTTTTAGACTATCTTGGGTTGAACTCAGCCATATCAAAGCCATCTAAACTATCTTCATTAGACTCAAAATTTATTGGAGGTAAATTGTTTTTTCTTTGCGTAATTAATTGAGACTGTTCAGAAGATTGTTGACTTACCCTTTTGTCTTTAGCTTTTTCTCTCGCTTGCTCTCTATTACTTAAGGCTTGCTCTTCCCCTCCTCTTAATTGAATAGCAAATTGAAACTCTGTCATCATTAGCTGTTCTTTTAGTGCAGCTTCGTTTTTAAGTTTTTCTATTTCAAAACCAACAGTGGCTTGTGCAACTTGCATTTTAGATTGTGTTTCTGCTTGAATTTTAGCCATTTGTATTTGAGCCTCAGCTTGTTGTGCTTGCATATTATTTTGTTGTTGCATTTGCATCTGCTCTGCTTGTTGTTGTTGCTCCTGTTTTTGTTTTTGCTTTCTTTTAACTTTGAGTAATTGGTTAGCCATCTTGATATTTTTAATTTCTCTAATATCAATAGCATCCTCTAGGTCTATACCACCTTTAGACAAAGCCATCTGTATATTTTGCTCCAACATAGCTTTTTGTTCTTCATCAGGAGACATTTCAATAAATATACCAAAGTCATATAAATATAAATTCTTTATATCGTCTAATATACCTACGTTATACTTTCCTATTTGCATAGCAAACTCGTCAGCAAAATCAGAGTATTCTAAGACATCTGCCGTTCTTATTGACAAAGCTTCTGATAAAGTTTGTGTAAGGTATAAACTAGCTTCTAGTATATGCCTAGTTGCTGTATTAGAATTTAAAGCTGCTAATTTTTGAACACCAACTAAAGCGTTTGCGTCAGGAGTTGATCCATCTCTAGCCTCATTTAGCCCTGTTACTTGCCTTATCATATCTAAGTAATGATTGTAGTTCCCTATTAACATTTGCATTTTCTGACCCCCACTAGAAGATGTAAGTTGTGTTATTGGAACTCTTGCTTGATTAAATTCTCCGTCTTGAGTATAACTTCTTCCTACTACACTACCAGTTTGAAAATATAATCTTAAAGCGTCTTCTGGGGAATAAGCATTTCCAGAACCTAAATCTACATCATTCATTCCGTCTGCGTCTATAAATACACCATCTGGAACTACTTTAGAAATAACTTGTTGTAACTTTAAGTGTGTCATTTGAATTAAATCAGCAAAAGGAATCATTCTTCTAACTAAAGACTCTATATTACCCTTATACATTCTTGGTGCTGTTGCTACATAATTAGGCATAGCGTATTGACTTGCCGACTGAGGACGCACCATGTTTTTTGATAACTCCCACTTTATCAACAAGTTAGTACCCATAACCATAACCCCGTCATACCATACGTCAATTCTTTTTTCTACTCTTTCAAAATTACCTTCTTCCATCATTTCTTCAGGCGGATTGAACTGATCGTCTTTAGGAACTGTAGTAAAGTTACCTTCAGCAGTTTGTTTTTTCTTATATACAAAACTATTAGTAGACTTGTAATTAAAATACATTAAAGTACAGGTGTCTTTTCTAAACATACTGTTTTCGTACATTTGAGATACGTTATAATACTGATACCAGGCTTGACTATATTTTGAGATTTCTTCTAAGTCTTCATTAGTTAAATCTGGTTTTATTTTTAAAACTTCCCCAATAGGAATCGTTTTAATTTCTCCCCAATAAAAACAATCTTTAAAATAAGGATCTTCAGTGTAACTATAAACAACATTAGCTGGATCTACATATTTTACATCAATACCATCTCCTAAAAGAAAATCATGCTTTACCATAGAAACCCCTATAGTCATTAAATCCATATCATTTCTTTTACGAATTTGATTATAATGGTTTTCATCTAATAAAGTGTTGATTGCACATTCATTAGCAATTTCTACAGCAGGCTTGTAATTCATCTGCATATAAAGCTCCATTTCTAAATCTGTTTCTGGTAACGTTTCAGGATCTACTTGAAAAACTCCTACATCAAAATCTTTTTCTATTTGTTTAAATAAAGGTTTTGCTATAACATTCGTTTCAATCATTTGCTGAAACTTACCTCTTTTTTCTGAAGACATAGCGTCTTGTGCGTATGTTTTAACAGAAAACAATCTATCTGACATTCCATTAACAACTATATCTACAAACTTAGGAATAATAGGAACTGGAGTCCAGTCTAAATTTAAATAAGACAAGTCTCCATCAACTGATAATTCGTTTTTATATTTAGCTATAGATTGTTCTCCTCTAGCGTATAATCTTAAACGATTGAACTCTAACCATTGACTGTAAAACCTACATTGACTCCCGCCTCCTTTTCTAAACCATTCGTATTGAATAGCCTGACCTACTCGTAAACCAAACTCTTTTGTTTTTTTCTCAGAATCTGATACAAATTGATCTGGAAAAGCAGCAGATTTTATATCTATTGTTATTCCTTTCATTATCTTATTATTTCACTTATTCTACTCTTATTATTATATCTTGCAAAGTTAATACTTATTTTTGAATTTTGTTTAGTAGGTGTGTATAAGTGCTTTTGATTAGCCATGATTGCTAAACCCGAACTTATTGCAGCGTCAAACCTTGTTCTATTATTAATATCAAACTTTGCCCAATCCTCTAATGTTCTTTGAAAAAACATATCTCCCATTAAATCTTTCTCTCTGTAGTCTCCTTCAAAATCTAAACCTATATACTTTTCTATATACGACTCTATAGCTGCCGCATGAGATTGTTTAACATCTGTAGAGGTGTTAGGTATTCCTCCTAACTCTTTTTCTGTTTTTGATAATTTATTAAATCTTTTGTCTGGCCTATTCATACTAAATCCTCTATATCCTCTATTTTTAAAATGGTACAATAGTCTAGGTTTATTATTTTCACATAAAATTGGCATTCCGTAAAATACACAAGCCATTAAAACTTCTTCAAAAAATATTTCTGCTGTTTGCGGTCGTGCTATGTATTCTAAAAAAAAATGATTAGAAGGAGCATCATCCATATTAAATTTTGTCAAACCATGTAGGGCACCGTTAGACCCCTTACCCACAACCACGCCTGAAATGTCATAAGAGTCACAACCAAAAGTTCCTAAATGTTCATTTCCAGGATATTTAACTCCGTTACGAACAATAACATTATTCTGCATACTTATTCCTGGTGTCCAAGTTACTAAAAATCTTCCACTTTTATTAGGGTAAAAAATAACCTTAGTGTCTTTTACACCATTCTCCCAAGAAAACGATCCTCTTGTTGTATGTTGGCCTAGCATCAAAGAGTCATTGTAATCTATTTGCTGATATATTTTAGTTAAATTAAATAATGACTGTTGAGACTCATCTCTAAAAGCATGAGACTCTGTTCGTGGAAATTGTCTGTAAAATTCGTTTAATGCATCTGCATCTTGAGTTAAAGAATTTACCTCATTTTCCCAGTAGTTTATAGCTCCTGTTTTTATATCTTCCCCGTCAATACCTACTATCGGTTTGTCAGGAGTATGTAAAACAGGCATTCCATACTTATCAATATACCCTTCAAAATTCCATTCCATTGGAATAAATAAATTATATAACCCAGATTTTGTTTGACCATTTTGATTTCTTTTTGAAGCATCAGAATCATCAAATAATTTTTTAAAATTACTACCTCCTTTGTCTAATGCATTTGAAGTAGACCCCATCATGCATTTACCTATAATCTTACTTCCTAACCTCAAACAAGTTTTAGTTACTCGCCAGTTGTTTAGAATATTTTCAGGCCTTTCCCATTTTCCGCTTTCGTCGTGTAATAAGTATTGCAACTTCTCCCCATCATAAGAGTTATCAGATGTATTTTTCCAATCTATTGTAGTGTCTAGGCCATCAAGTTCCTCACTTCCAATATCATACATATTTTTTTTAGTAATTTTAGATGCAGGAACTCTATATGCTAATTCTGTTTTAGGCTTATCCATACCATCTTGAATGGGTTTAAAAAAAAACGGGTAATTATTAGATATAGGAACAACTTTATCTGTAAACATTTTTTTTGCATCAGCACCTGTTTTAGAAAGTATACCTATACGAGCATCTCTTGTTATAGTAGCTTGATTTACTCCTTCGCATGAACTCATAAAAGAAAATCCAGACCTCCTTATTTTTAAGTAACACATACCAAAGCTTCTTTTGTCAGCCTTAGATGCCTCCCAAAAAATATAAAACAATCTATTTGCTTCTCTAAAATCAGGATGACCTATATCTATTTTAGTCCATTGTAAATACATATAATGAGTACCAGTTATATAAGTAGGAATACCATTATTTTTAAACCAATGTCCTTGCTCTCTTTTGTCAAACTCTTGCTCTATGTAGTCAACCCATTCTGCTTTAAAATTAGAAGGAGCTTCGTGCCATTGAAATATACTTTGTATTCTTTTTAAAACCTTAGGTAATAAAGTAGGTGACCAGGTTTGCTCTGACTTAATTTTTTTTTCGTTTACAAAATTTTTAGGAGTTTTTGGTAATGCAATTTTTACATTACTAATTTCATATACATCTCCAACTGTCCCGTCTTTAGATATTACAACAACATCATATTTTTCATTATACCCATACAACCATGTACGAGCTCTGTTTTTATTAGACAATACACCTTTAGGTATATAATCTTTTAATATTTTATATAATTTATTTTGATCTTGATTCTGCAAATCCCTTTGGTGTTGATGATTTATTTTCTACTACTATTCCTTCTAATAAGTTTTTTTCTTCTTCTATTCTTTTTAATATTTCAAAAGCATCCATAATGCATAATTTTTTTGTTGCCGCAGCGTTTTTTAATTTGTCAGCCGCTAACTGATCATCAGCATCATACTTAATAATATCTTCTTTTGCTACTTTAATTAATTGGGCTACAGCTTTTTCTCCAGCACTAATAATTTGAAATCTTAATTCTTTATTATTCATTAAGTATTGTTGTTATATTATTCGTAAACATTCTATACAAAATCTCACCGTCTACTTTAAATTCATATTCGCTGTCAGGCTCAAAAACAACTATGTCATTTTCTTTAACTCCTAGACTTTCTAATTGTTTGTTAGAATATTTTATAGTTCCTTGTAAAGGTTCGTATTTACCGCTTTTTTTTAAAAAAGAATCTTTTACCTCTAAGGGTTTTATAAAACAATATTTCCCTGGTGCAGTCCACTTTTTATTGTGGTTGTATAAAAAATATTGATCATCTTCTATAAAAAATAAATTATCTTTAAAATAACTTTTACCGCTTTTTCTTCTTCCATACATATCGTTATAAAACTTAAACACATTATGATGAACTAATAGTATATCTCCTATTTCTATTTCTCCTTCATAGTACAGTGGTAAAGAAACTACTTTTGCAAATCTATTTGAAACCGTATGGTCTTCTTCAGACACACTTGTAACAAAATCTGCCTTATCAAATTCTAATATATTATTGTATCTTCTGTTGTTTACAGGCTCTACAATAAAGGAATGTAAGGCCCTCATTAAAAGTTTATATTATATTCTAAAGTAATTGGAAGCGTATATAAAAACTCTTTCCATATCAAAACCTCTTCGTTTTTTATAACCCAGAGTTTGTAAGATTGAGATGATTCGTTTGCTTGTATTAAGTGTATTTTGTATTCCCCACCCAGGACAGACTGATTAACTATATAATGCATTGATCCAGATTTATAATCTGAACCAATGGAAATTTTTCTAATATCCATTTTATTTTATTTTATCTTCTACTAAACCTTTATTAATCTCAACTGTTATTTCTTCTACTATAGCTAAAGTGCTAATTGGTAAAGATTGTAATAGTCGGTTAATATTTTTAATAGACTCTTCATTTAATTCTACTTTCATTTAATTTAATTTTATGCAGCATACATAGGAATTTTATAATCTACTCCGTTTATTTTTACTGTCCATGTTGTTGTTGTTATTGCTGGAGTTGCAACAGTCACTGTACCTACAGCATTTGTAGAAGAACCAATAGCAAGCTGATTTGCATCTGTAGTGGTGGCTCCTGTTCCTAGTGCTACTCCTCCTACAAATTTAGATGAAGCATCTTTACCAATAGCAATACCATTGTCTTTTGCTCCCCCTGAGTCTCCAGCTGTTGCACCTGTACCTATTGCAATAGAGTTTGAGCCTTCAGCAAGTGAGCGAGTACCAACAGCAATCGTTCCTCCGCTTATTGTTGATCCAGTTATTCCTGCGGATTGATATCCTATTGCTATATTTCCTACGCCTGACCTAGTTATATTAGGATGATCAGTAGCGTCACCTTCAGCTTCAACACCTATAGCAATTCCTTTTGTTGATGTGTTGTATGTTTGGGTTTCTACAGTCTGACTACCTATAGAAGCTGCACGCCCTATAGCTATTTGACCCTCTCTTGCACTTGCCCCTCCAAAACCCATCGCATTATACCCTATACAAACATGATATGCACTATTGCCACTTGAACGGAAATTGTTATAACCTTGAGCCGCAAGTTGACCTATATAAACACCACCTCCTTCATTAACTCCATTAGCAGTTGATGCCTTATATTGTTTGGCTCTATCGCCTATAGCAACGTCACCTAGATTATGCTCATGCTTATGAGTAGCGTCTCCAATCATAGCACTATTACCTATTGCAACTCTTAATTGCATGTCAACATTAGTAGGAAGTCCTGTGCTATTACCTAAATTCCTACCCGCATTACTACCTATTAAGATGTCGCCAACTGGTATTGCATCTCTTCCCGCTAAACTTCCTATAACAATATTACTACTTCCACCAGCAGAAATCTTAAGTGTGTCTCCACCAATAGCTATATTGTTAGTTCCTGTGTCATTCGCACTGTTTGCGTTTTCCCCTATAGCTATATTTTTAAATCCTGTAGTTAGAGCCGAATTAGTGTTATCTCCTATTCCTATATTATTAATACAAGCCGCATTAGAATAATCCCAACCAGCTGCATACGATCCTATTTTTATATTGGTATCAGATGCTCTTGAAATTAAACCAAGATCTTCACCTGTGTTATCCAGAATAGTTATTCCATTAATAGGTGTTGTTGTTAAAGCACTAGTACCTACTGAAATAAATGATCCAGTAAAAGTAGCTGAAGCCCCTGTTGATACCACCTCATTAATACTACTAGAATACAAAGTTAAATCGTTTTCAAAACGACCAATATTTCTTATTTTATAATTACTTGAAGAACTTACATCTACACCTGACAATCCTCTCCAGGTTGTTGCGGTTATTGTTCCTACTGCACTAACCGAGGCTACGGTTATAGTAGCTGTTGAGGTTCCAAAGTTTACAGAAAAAATATCTCCTATTGTCCAATCTTTTCCTCCACCATAGATTGATACCCCAGTAATTCCTCCTGTTGCACTA